AAGCGCCTACGTCAGTAAATAAAAAAGGCGGAGTTAAATCTCCGCCTTCCCATCTGCTATAGGATTAATCCCTGGTTCTAGATCGTCGTAATTGACAGTATGGATCAGGGATTTCTTTTTCTCTTCATCCCAATCCTTAAGATAATCATTGTCCTTATCAAATAACACTAGATACTCTTCCTCAGTGATCTCTCTGACTCTAGAGATAGATTCACCTAGCCATTCCTGGCTCCATTCATCTGCTTCGTTCAGGGTGACTGTATCAGCTGCATGAACACCATCTTTGCAACGAACCACATAAGAATTACGGAACGAAGATACTGCATCTACTAAAAATAATTTCATAAATCATACCCCTTAAATATCATCGCGCTTTCTATCTGCCTATCAGGATATTCTACAGATACAAGGTGCCTTGCTTCAGATTCTGTCTTAGCAGCAATTATGCAAGATTTCGTCGTATTTTTAAACCTAAAGATCCAGATTATTTTTTTATCTTTTTCCTGATCTCTACCATCACTCGATCCAGCCATTTTTCTGCCTTCTTCTTTGTATCAAAATATGGAGAAAGAGTCTTGCCATCCTCTGAGATCCAAAGGTATATAGAATCTTTCATATGATCATCTTTGTACTCAATTAGCTTCATTTGTCTTATCCTTTGCATAAGGGATACGGAGCGACTCAATCCATTGGATAAGGCGATCTTTTAGATCTTGGTTCAAAATTTGCTGTGTTTGAATCTCAAACTGCAATGATTGGATCTCAAGTTGCTGTGTATAGATCAAACCAAAGAGCACCAAGATCATAGATTGCTGGATCAGTTCATTATAATCGCCGTATATACCTGCCGTGATAAAGATGGGCAGCGTTGCGATAGCTCCTATCAAACCAAAATTACAAGAGAACCATTTATAGATTTTAATGATCATGCAGCCTCCTTGACTTCCAAATTAATATAGCGTGCATTCTGATCGAACATCTGAACATCACGCACCCAACGCTTGGCATCCTTCTCAGAGATAAAGTGCAGGCGATCCTTGATCGTCAGTCCGTTCAGGATGCCGTTTGTCAGCAACTTCTCAAACTCAACTACGAAGTTATAACCAGTAGCCTTAGAATAGATCGAGCTCATTGTATTCTCCACTGTTTCCATCATATAATTAATATAGCACATGTTGCTATTAATGTCAACAAGATCTTAAGATATTTTTATTTTCTTTCAAAAATATCTTGACCTTCCAATCTATCTTTTCTTCGATATATCTTACTGCAAGAAAGTCAAAATGCATAGTAGCCAACAAAAGATTGCCGAAGCATTTCTGCTCGACAATCTTTGCACCTCTTTTAACTGTCACTTTGTACATGTTATAAACCTTTGGTGGACCCGATAGGATTTGAACCTATGATCGCTCGCTTATGAGGCGAGAGCCTTAACCGCTTGGCTACAGGTCCTTAGAATGGTATGATATATGTTTCACCGTATTTAATCAACTGATTTAAACTATTTATTTCAGTTGTCAGACGATCAATTTGCTTTTGATCTTCTTCCCATATTGCATCATACATTAACTTTTGTGCTTCTTTAATTATATCATCGATCCTAGGATAAGGAGGTCTGACGTATTGTATAGTCATCTTGTTACCTTAAAAATCATTATCCAGAGGTGATGTATCTTCTGTATCAAAATTCAAATCAAACTCTAGCTGGCTAGTCAATGTGACAGCTTTTGATCGCCAATCACGTTGCTGGAGCTGAGCCTTTTCTTGACTGAGTTCTAACTGCTCACTTGCTATCATTATAACAAAGTCTCGATACTTTTGCAACAGTTCATTTTCTTTGTCAATTGCATCAGCATAATTTTTCATTAGACCAATCTGAGACTCTAGAGAATAGATCATTGCTTCCTTATCAGCGATTGTCTGCTTCATGTCCATGATCCCACCAGGACCAAACTCTAACTTTTTAGCTCTCATCTTATACATCACTAGTTCTTCTCCGACTCAGCAAGTTGATCATTGATCCATTTCTTGAGGATCTGCCTGGCAGGATTAACGATCTCCTGAACATCATCACTCTTCAATGCAGTCTCACCATACTCTGAAGCAGCGATCATCATGATCGTATCACGCTTTGGGATAGCGATTGAAGGGATAATTGCGACCAAGAAGATTACTAGTGCTAGGCGAAAGACCTTAATCCAAAAATCCATCATGGATTTTTCATCATGTGCATGTTTTTCATAGCCTGCTCCTTCGCGCACAGAGGTTCTGAATTCAGAACGCTTTTGTAAGTAGGCTATACTTGAAAGGACCATCACAAAAACAGATAAAGTTGACAATATAGCAAAGAGAGAACCTAGCTTTGGTACCACGTCTGCAAAGTAAATTATAATAGATAGGTTATTCATCAGTAATCATCCTTCTCAAGATCGGCCAAAACAATATTAAGTGCAGCACGAGCCTTGTCACCACGGTCTTCTTCAATGATCGCATCCACTGCAGGAGCATCAATCCCCCACTCTGCGTAAAATGCCAACACTTCCCTAAACTTAACGATCTCTTCGGCGGCTTTATGGGAATACTCTGCCAACTCCCCCATGCTTACGTCATGCGGGTCTTCACACCAATCTCTCAAGCGTTCAACAATATCCATCACGTTTTCTCCTTCAGTGCTTTACCAACCGTTCTTGTAATCTCTTCGCGTACCTTTCGATCAGGGCTGTTCACATCTTTACAGGCTTTCAATACGGTCGAGAGAATTTTCCGCAACCGCTCAATCTTGGCGTTTTGTATTTCTACATCGGCATAGGCTCCATTGCGACATTCACTCGCAAATTCAACTTGCCCTCGCAGTTGCTCAATTATATCGGCGGCTTTTTGCGGGTTTATGCTGTCGTACATCGCCATCATTGCGTTTGCAAACCAAACAATCATATATCCTTCATCACTGAATACTTCACGATCCATGTCTTTTGTTGTTTCAATAAAAAACTTAGCCCATGCTTGAGCATCAGGATTGTGGTGTATGGTCATATCGTAATCCATCACTCTTTCTCCTTCAGTGTCCTAATATACGAAAGCAGTACCACCAGCTGTTAGTCGCCAGACACTCGCTCCATATAGAAGCCTCGTACCAGATAATAGCTGCTATGATAGCAATGATTGCTGCTATGCCGATTAAATTCTTCATTATTCAATTCCAAAATGTTCTCTAATACTTTTAGATAAATCTTCACGCCAAAGAGTATCAAAATCTCTCTGATAATCTTCATTGAAATGTCGGACACATTCCTTCACAATCAACTCGGCAAACTCTTCAAATTGATGTTTAGATATGGTATAATCCCAACCACATCCAGAAACATTAGGTCGTTTAATAATATCAGCCTGTTCAGCAAGTTCTCTAAATCTTTCGTTCATCATTCTGCCTTTCTTCTTTAACGGTCAGTGTAGCGTCTCTCAAGCGATACCCAAGATCATGCCATTTTTGTACCTTCCATGAGAAATCGCTGACTGATGGCTGGCACTGGATATGCTTAGCCCAAGCTAGAGTAGCCGTTAAGTCAAAGGTGTGGTATGACATCCTTGGGATGATACTGTCCCTGTCCTTCTCATCCCAGGGATTGAGTGGCGGGGCGATCACGAACCCATCGATATTCACTCTGCCTTCCGCCATGCTATTACGTTATGGGGTTCGTCGGGATAGTATTTCCATGCCACTCGATCAGCTCTCATGTTAAGCACCACCTCGCCGCTAGCCAGCATGATATCTACTTCAAAAAGCGCACCACCAGGAGGAACAGTCTGCATGTTATGCTGTATCCACAGACGCTGCTTCTTCTCAGGCAAAGCATCCACCTTCTCGTAGATCTTCTTGAGGAGGATCTCGATGTCCAGCAACTGATTCTTAATATCTGTATCCACCTTCTCTACTCCCGCTTTCTTCTTATAGTACCTATCTGTGTAATCTTTGCTAGTGATCAGCTCGTTCCTATTTAACTTCGCCGTAATGACAGCATCTATGACCTCGTAGCAAATCACGCCACAGAAGCCGTTCCATATGTCAAATCTGCTAAATGGCAATTCGGTAGCTATAGAGTCGATCCACTTACGCACCCTTCGAATATCATCTAAAACGCCTGGCCGCCCACCCATCACTCTTTCTCCATTGCTCATATTATTAATATAAGTTATTTTGATAAAAATGTCAACTACTAATATTAATCATTATATATCATCAAGGTATCGTTGTTTAGCCTCAGCAATCACTCGGTTATAATCCCACCCGTCACCGGTATCTTGACCTCGATCACACATCCAAGTCAGATTAGCAGTGTATTCTGTAACCGGTTTGCCTCGCTCATCCGAGCCTTTATATGCTTTGAGACTTTTATCCAACGTATTATAAACTAGATGCCACGCACCATTCATGATCCATCCACGCCAAATACCATCTTTAAAAGATACATTGTCGCAGTAGAGCCAAATGTCATTGTCAAACAGAAATACTTTGCTAGTACGATCACCCATCACTCAGCTTCCCCAATTAGCGCGGAACCTCGGCATGATGTCATAATACATAAACTTCAATCCCTCTAGCTTGGGCAATAATTTTGCTAGATCGCGAGATCGATGGCGGTTAATGCTCCATCCGTCTTCGATTGTATATACCATGAAGAAAAGCTCTTGCGCGCCTTTTGCAAGTTGTGGATTAAACAGATCTCTTATCAAATCAACAGTTGCCATCACGGTCCGCCGCTTCTGTTTCTGTGACGACACGCAAGAACTCTTGCTTTTGCCATTTGTGTTCAGCGACAGTTGCCGCCCAGCCGGCATCCATTCTGGCCTTTTTGGTCCTTGCGGCGATCTCTATATTGTTTTCTGCTTCGAGCCTTACGGCCTGGAGAGCGTTCGCTGCCGCGGCACTTACGGCCCTTGCGGAAACCACTGCAAGGGCCTCTGCTGCGGCCCTTGCGGCCCAGGTAGCAATCCATGATGTCTCCTTCTCGGCGCTGGCAGGCAGGCCATAAGCGTTTGTCGCAACGTCATATGTAGCGCTCCAAATGGCGTCCCGAGCTGTCTTCAACTCTCCATCCGTCGCTTCACCGTTTGCATACCGTTCTGCAACGTCAATCGCGTTCTTGACAATGGGGTTGGTATTCAGATGCTGCACACGTCGAGCATATGCAACCATCAACAATCGCCATTCACGGTCATATTGCGGCTCAGCGCGGCAACGCACATGCGCGTCATATAGTCCGTTAATCTTAATGATCGTCGCAAACGACAAAGGCTCATCGTCCGCAGATGTTTTACCAAGACCATCGAGCAAAGTTGTCCACCCGTTTACGCACGGCCAATGCTCATGTATTCTGTTTAATGTTGTCGTTATCATGATGTAAACTCCTTTGTTACATTACAGCAAATCATATTGAGTCATCACATTTTCCATGCCGTCATACTCATCGATACGATACAAGGTACCTTCTGGAAGCTCATGAATCCTCAATCGTGCAGCATTGCCAGAAGACTTCTTTGGACCCATCTCTTCGACTACCTGCACTAAGATTGGATCATCACGAGACAGCAAATCATAATCCCAGTCCAAAGGTTTTGGCTCACCTTTGAACTCCCAATAAAGATCTACAGCAGCTTTAGAAAGCTCAAACCCGCCATAACAAGAATTATATACTATCTTGGTCACGCCACGCTCCATTCATACTCGTCATGAGTCATCACATTTTCCATGCCGTCATACTCTTCGATACGGTATAGGGTGCCTTCAGGAATTTCACGGATGTTAAGATAGGCATGACGTCCGTTGGCACCTTCACCCAATTCCTCCACAACCTGTGCTAGGACAGGATCATCACGCTTTATATCTCCATACCACCAATGTTCTGGATCTGGGTGAGTTTCGCCCTTAATTTCCCAGTATCGGTCGATTGCCTCTGCAGATATTCCAAACCCACCATAACAAGAATTATATACTATCTTAGTCATCATATCACCACTCGTACTTGTCTTCTTCATCGCCGACAGGCCATTCAAGTTCATCCATGTATTCTAGGAAATCTTCACGGACCATAAAGTATGCGACAGCCCGACGAAGCGACTTGATCAGCTTACGATGCTCCTTACGAGTATCACACACATTTATCTTGTTGATATAATCCTGGATGTTTTGCTCGAGAACACGTTGAAGTTCCCGCAATACGATAGCATCAACCTGCTCTGATTCTAATTCAATATTGACTTTCATTTTAGTTTCCTTTTTGCGTTGGTTCCATGCCGACAGGCCATTCAAGTTCATCTATGTAATTCAGGAAATCTTCATGGTCCATGAAGTATGCAATTGCACGGCGAAGCGACTTGATCAGCTTACGATCCTCTTTACGAATATCGCCGCACCATTGATCATCGTTGATATAATTACGGATCCTTTGCTCGAGAACACGCTGAAGTTCCTGCAATACGATAGCATCAACCTGCTCTGATTGCAATTCAATATTGACTTTCATTTCAGTTTCCTTTTTTCATCGATTAAGTTCCAAAGTATCTATCATGTTATTATAATAAGAGTTTTGTCTGATAATGTCAAGCGCTCATACCAATGTCTTGAACATTTTTTTTCGACCTTCTACACCCAATTGGATATCAAAGATAGTAGAGACTCTCTGGAGCATGATGCAGGCCATCATCAATACTTCTTTCTCATCATCACACATCATGATCTGTTGATCTACCGGCCGTATCAACTCCTCCATCCGGGCGCTGACCTTATTCTCATCATACTCTTTCATATGAAACCTCAATACGCAACTGTCAATGACAATGCTTCTTTGATGACAGCGAGGAGATCTTCTTCGCTATTGCAGAGGATCTGACTCGGAGTCACCCAATCGTTATTTTTATCTCGACCGCTGACTTCGATCATGAATCCATTGTCATATCGATTTACAGTGAATGACTCAATGGCTTTATCTAATTTCTTGAGCTTCATCTCAGCATCCTTTCTTTAATCTTCTTGCTTCCAGGTCGACTTAAACACATCTACAGCACGTTCATCTAGGTACAAAGAAAGTTCTTTGAGTATATCCAAAGATTCGATCCTGTCGATGAGATCTTGAATCCGCATGATAGTGCCGTCAATGCCACCTGATGCTTCTTTCCACGCAAACCGATAACCGAATTTCTTTTCAGCGCCGTCATGGAGATACTTTTCGACCGTATCCAAAGAATCGCCATCTGCGATAAAGAAAACCCGGATCCGGACATCTTTGATATCATATGTGTTCTTGATGTATGGGCTTGCTGAATGCTTATTCAATTTCAGAGCATAGAGGCGACCGAAGATATTTGTGCTCTTGCCTGTATATCCGATATTCGCATTGACAAGCGAGTCACCGATATCATTGATATCTTTTGCTAGCGCGATCTGATAGATAGCATTCTTGCCATTCTTATCAGTGATCATCGCGCTAGTCCGTGACTTAGGACCACGCAATTCTGAGACAGGCATCCAATCAAGCTTGCCCGAGATGAGAGTTGTAGGATCAAAGCGTTCGATGGTAGCGATCTTTTCGGAAGTCATTTTAATTTCTTTCATGATATAGGGGTTGTTTTTCAAAGTTAGTGGAGATGCAGCTTACGCTGCATCCGCCATTTCTACTGCCTTTTCTAATGCCATCACTTTACGCTGGCGATTAGATCCGTACCATGCAGACTGCAGTCGTGTATCAGGGCTGTGACCGAGGAGATGGTCGACCGTATAAGTCACGGCATTGAATGCCTGCCAGAAAGTACCTGCACCATACTCTGCACCTGGCTGAGTCTCAAGCACCTGGAATGCCTGCTGAGCAGGACGTGAAAGGATCTTCGTATCCTTTGCCTTAGTAGACATCGCAGGGAACACTGACTGGAGATATTCAGTGAGCGACTCACCCGTGAAGTTCTTTGTCGAAAGATGCTCTGCGACTTCCTTGTACGTATTCATCTTGGTCGATGCTACGCCGAGCGTACGCTTTACTAGTTCACCATCAAATGACCGACGATGGTTAAGACGTACAAAGAGGTCACTAGAAGTACCCAGAGAAAGAGTAAGAGTATTATTACATACGACACGAATCGGAGTAAACCGGATATCAATGCACTTCCCATACTCATGAGGATTGCTAAACAGAAGATAAGAATCAACACGGTCACCTCCGAGAATCTCAAACGAGTCCTTAACCTTTGCCAAGGCCCAGACGTTCTTTCCTTCACGGAGAGAACCAGCAGTATGCATCTCCATATCACCTGCATCTACGAAGTCCTTGAAGAACTCGAATGCTGTATGATTCTGCACAGGATTCCAATCTTCCGAGATGTTCGAAAGGATCTTGTTGTCAGAAGAACGCACCAAAGCACTCTGTCCCGTAGGAACAAGCTGCTCGCCGATACGAACGAATGCTGGGATCTTATCTACAGTCCAATCAAGGCCTGCCTTAACGAGCATCTGATCTGGCGTCAGATCATTGAGGACTGGAACACCCAGACCGTGCCAAGGAGTCTCACCAGCGTATGCCATAGTTTCTACTAAATGTGCCATCTTATATTTCCTTTGTGTGTTTCTATTATTTGATATTAAGGTATTATGATAAAAGTGTCAACCGTTTTTTACATGCTCCAATAAGCTTCATTTGCTGGATTGCAGATATAAGGAGTAGAAGCAAGGATCTCGATCTGCTTGCCACTCATCAAGTTCGTGACAATCTTAGTGCGCTTGGACTCGATAAAGACCTTACGATACCCATAGACCTGGGATTTGGCTGTATCTAGCTTCTTGCCCATCTTATGGCACATCTCTGACACGATCTCGAGATCAGTCTCGCCACGGTTCATAGCTGCCAGGATGAAGTTCTTGACTTCGTATTTCTTAGAGCGAATCATTTTCATTTCCTTTGTTTTCATCATATTATTAATATAAGGTATTATGATAAAAATGTCAACCAATATTTTCAAAATAACGCACATCAGCTGCAGTGGTGTATGGATTCTCTGCCATAATCTTGGCAGTCAGTTCTTCCGTCAGGGTATCGATAAAGGCTAGGATCGTGTCTGCGAGGCCGTATGCCTCATCGTCCATGGCCTTGCTGTAGCTTGCCTCGAGGAAGTCTAGAGAAGACCGGATCTGATCGATGTTGAGGTGGTTGAACATGCTGTTTTCCTTTGTTTTCATCATATTATTAATATACGATAAAACTTAGAAAATGTCAACTGCTTTTATTAAAAAAATAAAATTAATTTGAGTGTTTTTTCATCGTGCCGTCAGGGGACACATGATACGCATGGAAGCGAGTCTTGGGATACTCGCGCTTCAATCCGAGGAAAGCATCGAGATTTTCCTTAGAATCGTCATACATCTTGACATGCGAATAAGGATGTTTATCCAGATGCTGTCTGATATAGACTAACTTCTTGTGAGCAGGCGGCTCATTGCCCGGTATATTTCCTGCCCTATAGACATGGATGCTGTCCATGTCTTTGATGCCGTGAGCAGAGAGCGTCTTTATGAAATTGTCTTTATTGTCAAGATCTGCTCTTGCTGTATTGATGATAACTTTATTTTTAGGATTCTTGTTTGTCGTAGCTTGCACAGCATTGATGGTGCGGATCATCTTCTTGATAGGATAGGAATGGCTGAAGACCTTAGAGCTTCTAAACTCGCTGTAATCATATTGATGATCTGGGTGCAATTTGTGAGTGTTATATTCAGATGGAGAGAGCTTTTTGACAGTATTACCTGCTTTATCTTTGACATGGATCTTAGCATCGGAATGAACCAATGTGTCGTCCACATCAAAGACGTGAAGAGCGGAGTTTTCTGTTATGTATTCCCTGAATGATATCATGTTGATATTTATCAGTTACACATCGTCTGATACTGCTGAACCCACTGATAACCATTCCAATAGCTACCCATGAATATGTTCTGACACATTGGTTGATATCTAGGTTGATGATAATACTGCTGCTGATTCATAAGCATGCCGCCAATGATCAGTCCACCTACGATACCACCAAATACTGCACCATTGTTGTTATTATGGCGATATTGTTGGTGCTGATGATGATACTGATGGTTATGGTTGCGCTGTCCTGCTTCTGCGGACATTGTGCTTGCAATCAATGCAGCTGCAATTGCTAACTTACGCATTGTAGTTCTCCATTTTTACTGCTTTCCAGTGATTTTTTTTAATGTCCATTGTGATTATATATGCACTTTTGATGCGTTTGGCTTGGCTTTCACCAAAAGTGTGTGTCCATCCTTCGCGCTTATATATCTTGTGCCGCAGGTCACACATTGTTTTTGCAGTGATCACTGTAGTTCTCCAGACGTTTACGGTTATAGGAACCGGTACCTTTTTTAGCAAGCACAATACGCTGGTGATACTTACGATCTGCCAGTGCTTTTGCCGATGCTGATTTGTGTGCTGTTGTTTTCATATTATTAATATACGTTATTATGATAAGAATGTCAACTAGTTTTTATAAAAAAATTGCCGTCTTTATCTTCTATCAACGCTGTGCAGCTTTCGACCCAATCGCCACAGTTCATGTAGGTCAACCCATTTATATCACGTATATTTGGATGATGAATATGACCACAAATAATACCAGAAGCACTTTTCGATTTTGCATAATTTAACAGGCTCTCTTCGTAATCTGAGATGAAATTTACAGCCTTCTTTACCTTGTATTTTGCCCAGGCGCTTAGCGACCAATAAGGTAGATTGAACGTGTTTCGGATCTTAGCAATGACTGTATTAAGCATGATAGAGACATCATATGCCCAGCTCCCAAGATGGCTGAGCCACTTCATCTTATTGACTATCACATCAAATTGGTCGCCATGCAAGACCATGATCTTCCTGCCGTCAACAGTCGTATGGATTATAGTATCTTCTATGACGATATTGCCAAACATCTGAGGAGCAAACACCCTGAGGAACTCGTCATGATTGCCGGCAATGTAATAGATCTTAGTCCCTTTACGACCTTTACGCAAGATCTTCTGTATCACATCATTATGCGATTGTGGCCAAAAAAAATTCTTGCTGAGAGCCCAACCATCGATCAGGTCCCCAACAAGATATAAGTTATCGCATTCAAACGTTTTTAAAAAATCTAATAGTAGCTCTGCCTGGCACATCTTAGTTCCGAGATGAACATCAGATATGAAGACCGAACGATAGTGTTCCATCTTAGTATCGATTGCCGATTGTATATTTAGTGATCAGATTCCAGTTCCCTTTTTCTTTGAATGGGATGATCTTTATCTGATTTAAAGGGATGTCTGTATTGCTTGTCTTATTAGGATCTGCTTGTTCTATCAGATCCCATTCGTCTAATAGATTCACGATCCTATTACGTCTTGCTATATCACCTTCTGAGAAATCTGCGTTCTTTCCATCTAGAAGGAATAGCTCTTTAAAATGAACGATATAATATTTACCTTGCTTGTGCAAGATATGGCATGATTGATATAGGGTATTTTCTTTCTTAGAAGCAAGACCTATTCTAGATAGAGTCTCTTTTACTTTTAGAAAATCTTCTGGATTTTTAAGGTACACCTCCACCATCTGATTCAGATCGAACATAATTACCACCTTTTGTTATTCTTATTCTTATAAGGTCAATTTGTTCTTTTGATAACAACTTTGATATCTCAAGAGCTCTGATATAATTTACGTTATAATATTCTTGAATAACATCAACAGGTTGATTCTTCTGTTTCTTATGCCATTTAGAAAAACGCTTACCACAACGTATACTATTTATGTAATAGTCATTTTTCAGAATGTTATCTATCGAATTTGTGCGGTTTATCTCATTAGCGTACATAATAGTATCAGAAAAGTATGACAATGCTCTATTTACTACAAAAGAGTTGTATTCCTTTTCTATCAGGTCAGGATGATCAGAGTCTCTAATCAGATCCTTCTTGGTGATATTGATTGCGTTGACGAAATCAAAGGGGTTCATTCAAACACCACAGACATCATCGTTTCAGTCAAGAATGCTGCCATATTGATCTCATGATCGGCAGCGAATGCTGCTTGATACTGATACTTGCCGATCAATATGACGAGCTCTGGGATAGAATCGGGTTTGACATGAGAATATACAGTATCATAGAACTTACGAAATAGCGCAGCAGAATCAGAGTCAGAGTTTTCTGCTACCCATACGCGCATCTCTTTGAAGTTCCGAGCCTTAAGGATATTGACGAGAGCCTTAAACTTCTCGTCAGATAGATTGACAAAGATACCAGAATCGATGGTACCGTTTACGGAGTATCTCTGTAGTTCATTAAGCACACGTCGCCAATCAGGCATATGCTTAGAAACAAGATCAGCAACAACAGCTTTGTCATAAGTAATGTTTTCCGTGTCTAATATCTTGCAAGTCCGCTTAAAGAACTGCGAAGCCAACTTAGGTATGTCACTCTTTGCAAACTTAAAATCTACGACCGAACATCTCGAGTGTAGGGGCTCGATGATGCGCTGCTTAAAGTTACAGGTGAGTATGAAACCGCAGTTCCTTGAGAATTCCTCCATGAAATTGCGTAGAGCTGGCTGCGTTGAATTTGCATTAAGGTAGTCGGCCTCGTCAAGGATGACGTACTTTCTGCCTCCCGCAAAAGATACCGAGGAAGCAAACTGTAGTATCTCATTCCTAAGTGTATCGATGTTCCCATTCATGCTCCCGTTAATTATGATATAATCTGCATCTATCTGCTCTAACATGGCGCGAGCCACTGTGGTCTTACCCACACCAGCCCCGCCTGCTAGGAGTAGATTCGGAATCTTTTCTTTGTCTACGAACTGCTGAAATGCTGTCTTCAATTCACCAGGTAGCACACAATCACTTATATTCTTCGGTCGATACTTCTCGACCCATAGAAATTCATCACGAACCATAACCATCTTAATACAACCTTAGTTTTTGAAAGAACTTGTAGCTTCTATAGCGACATAATAGCGTACGCTAGGTTGATCTGGTTTAGAGTCAGATGAGAACAGAGCTAACCCCTTAGATGATATCTTAACATTATAATTAGTAGAAATCAACTTAATAATGTTCTCTGCCTTGAAGATCATATTGAAACTGATATCAGTCGTTCCTAACTTGATATTGAAAGCATCAGTGCTAGGATTCTTAGAGTTAGTGCAAGACATCTTAAGGTTTGCGCCGTCACCTACGACAGCAATATCTGGGAGTTGCAAGACGCCCGCTGCTCGTACAACCTTCTGCAGATCTTCTTGGGTGATATCGAAATCAATGTCAGCACCCGGGAAATTGATATCTTTCTCAGGTGGTGTGACGATCATAGAAGGATCAGCATAGGTATAGTTCAAGGTCTGGCTACCTGAGATGATAGTCATCTGTTTCTCACCGAAATCTAATTCTGGTTCATTGAATAGCGAGAGAACACCCAGGAATCTAGACAGTTCAT